ACCGCTTCATTGTTCAGCATTTCTATTCCTTCTTTAACCTTTTTTTCCTTCTTGTATTTTTTTTTAAAAACAATTTTTTTTTTTTTCATTGGTCTGTCTATTTTTAGCTTCTGCATTTTTAGCTTCTGTATTTTTTTCTATTTTGTCTATTTTTAAATTTATTTTATCAGTTAAATTTTTTATTTCATTACAAAGATTTTTTTGTCGGGCTATATATTTTTCGTTTTTATCATCTTTTTCTTCAATTAAAAAATTCATGATAATAATAATAAAAATGTTATATTTATATGTTTTTGTTGTATAAGATATTTTGTACCTCTTTCGATGTCCCTATTTTAAAATAATCACCAATAAATTTATGTTGACTATACTCCTTTTTTATGTTATCTGAAAATATATCATAAACATTTTCTAAGGTTAAATCGATAGCTGTTTGCTCAAATACAAAAGTAGAATACACTAAACAAATAGAGAATATCAAACCTATTTCTGATTTCATTGTTTTGTTTGTTAATTTTGATAAATTTACTATCTTTAAAACTTCTCTATAATTAGCCCTTTTTGCTTCATAAATACTATCTTTACATGCATATTCTAAATCTTTACCTAATTCACATTCATCTTTTAATACTTTATACCATTTTTTTATTAAGTAACGTACTGTTTTTTGATTTTTAAAATTAAACGCTGTTTGAAAAACCTTACAATATTTAAACAGTGTAATAAACCGTTTTGGGCTTGTTTGTAAAGTTGATAATTTACATTCAACTTTTTTTGTAGTTATATATTTTGGTGTTTGATTGGAAGTAACTTCCATGTAATATAATTGTTTATTTTTATCAATTATATTACATCAATTTTATAAAATTGATTATTTTTAAAATAGCAAATGGACGGTATATTAAGATGAGTTCAAAAAAACAAATGACGATTACTGAAACAGAGACAAAAAAAGCACTAAAAAAAATGACCTATCCCAAACAAACTTGGTCTTTAACTATTGGAAATGGAGGTGAAAATCATACCGGAATGGAGTTTTTGGGTAAAAAACGTAAACATGGAAATGGATGGGATTTAGATCGTCTTTTAAAGTGTAAAGATATTCTTGAAAGTATTTTTGGAAAAACAGTGGAACTTTACAATTTAAATGAAGAATGTTTGGAAGGTGTAGAAATTCCTGAAAAATGTGAGCAACCAAAACCAGCTTATTTAATGATTTGTAGGAACTTTTTAACGGAAGAAGTACATAAAAATTTTAAAAAAGAGTTGGAAAGTTATGAATGGGATAGAAAATATTATGATACAAGAAGACAAAAGGTTTTAAATAAATTAGCAAGAGCTAATGTATGTTATGGAAAAGAAGGACGTGCCTCAGATTTTGAAAATAAAAAAGGTACTATTATCGGATTTGACCAATCACCATTGATAGGCAAACTTCTTAATGTAGTAGAAATTTTAATGGATGAACAAGATTTAATTGTCGAAGGCAATCAATACGATGATGCCACCAAAAATGGTATTGGACCTCATGGTGATACTGAAAGGGTACTGGTTTCTTGCTTAAGAGTTGGTTATGAAATGCCAATGAAATTTGGAATGTTTTGGAATTGTTTAATGAGAGGAAAATCTTTTGAAACGGTAATAAATGGTGGTGATTTATACTTTATGAGTGAAGAAGCTGTTGGAGCAAAATGGAAAAGTAAAAGTAAATGGATTTGGAGACATGCTGCCGGTGCAAAAAAATATTTAAAAATGAAAGGAGAAGAGTAATTATTTACAAATAAAACCATAAAATGCAATAAATAAACAAAAAAATGGAAAAAATAGCAATGATATGACTAATAGTTTAAATGGTATAAAAAATGTACACCTTACACATCGAAACCCACAAGATTTGTTACGCTTTTCTATTTTTTTTTTATTATCAGAATAAGTAACAAATAAATTATCATAAATGTCAACACCTATTTCCGGTAAAAAATCAAAATACATTTGTTCAAATTCATTATCTAAATTCATTAAAAACTCCATAGCTAAACAATTCATTATCATTTCTTGGACTGAATCATTATGAAAAACAATCCATAAATTTGCAAGATAAACTATAAAATTAAACCCATATTCTTGAAATGTATCAAACATAACCCAAACATCCGTACTAGGTAACATTCTATTTAGTCTTGTTCTATCTGTTAAATTATCCCACATAAAAAATGACCTAACAAAATATAACATAGAAACCGAAAAAACGATTAATTTTTTTTCCCACCCAGAATCTCCTGGACAAACATCTCGACCATCTTTTGAAAGTTCATAAGAAACCAATGCAATATAAATAGACCACTGAATCAAAAAAATTATTATAGGTAATCCAGCTAACAATGAAAAAGTATGAGAACAATAAAATGCATTTTTATGTTTTAATATTTCATTTTTATAACCTCTTTTAACATGATATTTAAATAAACTAAACATACCAAACTTAGGGTCATCCAATACCATTTTTATTTTTTCGTCATCAGTCAAAATTTCAAAAATATTTTGACTTGGTGTATCACAAGCAGGTATTATTTTATTTTCATGCTCAGTTCCAATTAAAAGGTCGTCCTTAAATTTTTCTTTTATTTGTGCACAGCAAAATCTGCAATTATCGAATATTATTGAACTACATCTACACATTTAAATAAAAATGTTGTAAAATGTTTAAATTGCTTTGTAATATTTTTTATGATATAAATATATATATGTCAAAAAATATTCTAACATTTTGTAAGACAACTATATCCAAATTAAACAATTTAACGGAATTACATAAATGTAAGTCAATACTAATCGGTGTAAAAGGGGGTGGATGTAACGGTTTACAATATTTTATTGAACCAACTAATGAACCTCCGCAAAAATTAGACGAGGAAATAATAATAGATAACTTACATATTACAGTTTGTAGTAAAAGCTTATTTTGTTTATTAGGTACAAAAATAACATGGAAAAAAGATATTATGGGTGAAGGATTTGATTTTAATAACCCAAATGCAACAAGTTCTTGTGGTTGCGGAGAGACATTTTCAATTTAAAAAAATGTATATAAAAATAATTTATATATATATTTTTAATGACAAGTTGCACGATTTGTTTAGATCCTATTACCGAGGAGAAAAATTATTTAGTTACCGATTGTAAACACGTTTTTCATTTTTCATGTATTATTAAAAATATCGATTGTAATTTTTATAGTAAAGGACTAAATTGTCCTATTTGTAGAACAAGTTTATTACCCGACAGAGTATTACCGACAACTATAATACCTAGAGTACATATGGTTAACCTTCCTGTACCCAGATTACAAGCCCCTAGATTAGTAGTTACTCGGTCACCAGTACCTGTGGTGATACGTCCCATGCAAAATATACATAGATTTCAGAATATGCGTCAATATCGTTCGTTCGGTCCTCAAAATACATCTAGAAGAGCAGTAGTTTTAAAAAAAATAGATAAATTAACTTATTCTCAACTCAAAAATGAGCTTAAAAAAAGAAATATTTCTACAAGAGGTTATAAAAGAGAGACCTTCGAAAAAAGATTATTAGAAAACATCCTTTAACTTCGAGATATATTTACCATCATAAATTTCCAAGTGTTATATTATTTATCCTTTATAACATTATGATTGTATATCGATATGTTGATAAATGATAAAATAACTTCAACACAATCCATCGGTAGTTTTTTTGCGTTATCCAATCCGACTAAATATTTTTTTCTAGCATATTTCAAATTTGGATTACGGATAGTATAACCCTTATTTTTTTCTTTTCCTTCCCCATAATGAACTATATCTAATATTTTTTGTCTCTTATACGAAAAAATTGGCCTGTATATATTACTGTTTGTTGACGAATGATAACCAATACATAATTCATTATGACTAATCCAATAAGCTTCCTCGGATAAAACCTTTGGATGTGATATCTGAAAGTTTAAAGAATAAGAATAACATGACGGAACATTAATTTTTTCTTTAATCATTAGAAATTGATTCATAGACCAATTTTCTGTTAGATAATATTTGCGGTATAATGTTGAATTCATTTTAAAGATATTATTAACAATGTTTAATACACTAATATATAATCAATTTTCAATAAATTATTATTGTTTATTTCAATATAATAAATCTATTGTTTCAAATTCTTTGTCATATCTTCCCCTACATTTTGTAATTGGTCTAAAATAAATATTTTTATTTTTTCCTTTATTTTTAAGTGAACATGTAATACAACAGTTAAGTTTTATATACGCGTTTGTTTTATTTCTCCGCCAAACCTTTATTTTACATTGTGGGCATTTTACAAATCTAGCATTTTCTCCAAAACTATTTACAAATTCATAACTTTTTTGGCACATATTTCCCATTTACTATATTATGAGAAAATTTCTGAAATAAATTCATCATTAACCATTGCATTACAGTAGGTAGCATAATAACATGAAGGACACATTTGGCCTAGATCTTTAACATAATATCTTCTTACAGATATAGGTGTAGTTTGAGAATAATGTGTTTTTGTTTTACACATAATACATGAATCTTTATGTTGGCTAGGATTTATTTTGATTTTCTTTCCAGTTAATTCTCTATTTTTAAGTTGAATTACAATTTGTGTTGACATATGTATTATAAAATTGAATCATATTTATACTATTTATTTAATAATATAAATAAACAATGCAATGTCCTCACCAAGAACAATTTTTTCTGGAACAACAACGCGAGAAAAGCGATGCACCCACGCTTATATTTATGGGAATATTTATTTTATCAATATATATTTGGAGTTTATTTGATCGATATTAATTTTCAGTATCAGATTGTTTAATATAAGAGGCGTACTCTTCTTTAATTTTACTTGTATGAAGCACCGGCAAACAAGTCCATGCTACTTCTTCTCTAGATAATTTTCTTCTGTATCCACAAAACATTTTTATTACATTATTATAATTTTTAACATGTTTATCGTTTTTTAAATGTTTTAATATAATTCCAACAGTCATCTATACATAATTTATATATACAAAATATATTTTTATATATAAATTATGTATATATGTCTAGTTATCAAACTCAATCTCAACATGAAAATGGACTTGAAAAAAAAAAGACACCTATATCTAACAATAACAAATATGGATTTACAGGTAGTATTATTATTTATTTAGTTGTAACTATGATAATAATTTATAAAAATAAAGAAAGACGAGATATATTTTTAAAATTAATTAATGATAAACATTTTTTATTTGGTCTTGGATTAGTAACAGCTTTTATTGTTTATACATTAAATTTAGCAGATGATGATGCAGAAACAGAAAAGGTTAAAAAGGCAACAAGAGCAGGATTTATAGCCCTTTTGATTGCTATTATGGCGGCATTGGATTTAAAGCTAGCACCTTTTTGGTTGGTTTGGTTAACATCTTATTATTTAGATATTTCTGAATAATATTTTTCTCTCCACATAAAAATGGGAAATGTTTGTTCATCAAAAAATAAAGGCAATTTGTACATAAAAAGACCTTTTTTTATTCGTATTTTATAAATTGAAAAGCAAAAGTAAGGTTATTTAAATCAATAAAAACAATGGATGAACCTTCATATAGGGGACC